ATAAATCATTGTTCCCCATAATATAAATTATACAATTCTACGCCTCTTTTGTAATCTTGTAAAGAGGTAACCAAAGGAAAAGGAATTCTAAGGATAAAATTATCGGGGATTTCGAATTCATTTGTTCCCGCTAAAGCGTTGGCAGTCATAATCAACCACCCAAAAATTGGTGTTCCGTAAAACTCTTGTGATAATTTATCTAATCTATCTTTTCCGTTTTTATACTGGTGGTACTTGTCAGAACCCTTGATTGGGAGTTCGATACCTGGTACTATTCTAAAGTTACCATCTTCCGCAAAAAGTTCATATCTGTTATAATAACTACGAGCCATCTCTATAATAATTTAATTTACCACTTATAATGTCAACCTTTTTAGAATTTAAATTAGTAACCTGTTCTTTTACTGCAGGGTCAGTTATTTCTTCTGTTGCCGTAACATTGAAAGAAATTGGGTTACTATTTTTTCTTTCTTTCATTGTTTTGAATTTAAATTTACTATCTTTTGGTGCTTCAATAAATGATGTTATTTTTTTCATTAATTTTTCAACGGTATTTTCGTCAAATATGGTTTTATCCGCATCAAATACTTTCATTAATGAATCTTTATTGTATAATCCACTTGAACTTAACAATACCGACAATAAGGAACCTAAAATTTCAGATGTTATTGTTGGGTTGGTGTAATCTATAGTGTTATCTATATTTTCATAAAACTTACTTGTGTTATCTTTTATGTAATCAATACAAGTTTTATATTCATCATAAATTAAATTAGATGTATAACCAGATAAAGTTGCTTTTATCACCTTATCTTGAGATTCTAATTGAGCATCGTATCCGTATTTTACTAAAAAATTAGCTTTGTCTAATGCAATTATTAAATCATTTCTTCTTTTATCAAACCCCTTTATTTGTTCGTTGGATTCTAATGAACCGATTTTATCTTCAATTAATTTGGTGATATATGGTCTTAAAAATTCGTTAGCTTTAACTATCTTAGGTGCTGTTAGTACTTTATCGAATGCGAACACCGAACATAAGTCTTCAGTTTTTATAAAGTCAACAAGTCTCTTTTTAAATAAAGAAACAAATCTTGAATATGGTGTACCGTCGGGGTACTTACCAATCATCTCAATTGTGGTTCCTGGGGTTAGAGATGTTGATGTGAATATATCGTAATTTTTTATTTTTCTATAATCTGAACTTAGTATTAATTTCATAATTAATGGTCCAAATTCTTTATTTAAAAGATTATACGCAGTTTCAAATGATTGAAAATAAATTTTTGTTATATCAAAAACGTTTTTAACTATGTCATCATAAACTAATGTTGTAGTTCCGTTTCCTATATAAACTCCTGTTTTTGGTACAACACCTTCGGTAGTATTACTTGAATCAACCGCAGGTTCTTCTTCTTTTTGTAAACCTTCTAAGAACCACTTAGTAAATTCCTGTACTGTTCTTCCACTTATACTACCTACAGTTACTGTTGACCTTTCGTCATACATTTCTGTATTGGCATAGAAATTAGAACTCAATGCGTTCTGTAATCTTTCAACAGGTTTAGCTAAACCTTGACCTCCAATAAAGTTAACTTGTAACGATACATTTGCTAACATCGGTTGTACTCCAATACCTTCAGGGTTTAAATCCCAAGTACTATCTTCAAATGTTATACTAATATCTCTAATAATAATTTTAGAGTGGTAAAAGTCACCAACTCTTAATACACAAATTGGTGGTGGTCCAAATGTTGTATTTCTTGCGTTTAAATCTAAAGAATCTGATATACCTTTAATTGGTATAGTGTCTCCAGGTCTAAGACATTGTTGTAAAAATGTTAAACGTGCATTTAATCCTTCAGGTGTCATTGAGTGAAATCCTGGATGAAAATATTTTAACTTTTCTTTTAATGAACTAAAAACAACTGGGTCTTTTTCTTCTAATATTTTAAAATAATAACATTCAGACAAAGTCTTCATTATTATTCGTTTCATTGGGTCAATCGCTGGTTTCTTTCTTTTTGAAGGTAACTTCTCTTCTCCATCTGGAACCAATCTAGTTCTTGGTGGAATAACGTCAGGTTTTGGTTTTTGAGGTTCTTGAGGTATAACCGCTTTAGTATAATTGAATTCTACTTTAGATTGTCTACAACCGAAAGCAATGGCACTATTAACCTTTAATGATTTTGTTTTAAATTCGGCATCACTACAACTTTTTCCTTGCTCGTTAGCAACTTTTTCACCCGTATTAGTTGCCTTAAATATTAAATTACCTTCTTTATCTGCAAACCCTAAATCTTTAAATGAAATTATTCTCTCTAATTTAGTTGATGTGGTTGGGGAACCTTTTGGTATATTTATCCAAGTTGCCTTACTAGTCGCTGCTTCTCCACCCAATTCTTTAACAATATCTTTAAAAATACTGTGACTTCTTCTTATCGATAATTTATAATTGTAGGTGTCATCAGCAACCGCAGAACAAGACGATAACGCAGTTATTGTAATTTCTTGTACTTTACCTTTTGTTATATCTTCTTTTAGTGTTGCAATTTTTGTTTTATATTCGTTATAATTTGCAACACCTTTATCTATTTGTTTTTGTAATAAATCTTTTTGTTCAGTAATCTTTGCGGCGTGAAGTGATGGATCTATTCTACCATCTGGTGTTCCAATTAATGTTTTAATATCTTTTCTTGCGTTTTCTGCCGCGGTAGTTGTACCACTAAATGCTAAAGGTAGTAGAGTAGTTAAACTTTCCTCTAATTCTTTTAGAGCCTTAATATTATGTGCATTACCTGCTTGCCCAATTGATTGAGTGTATAGTCCAGTATATTCTAATAATGAAACATATTCGGCACTACTACCTGATGCCCCACTTGGTCTATCGTTTTCAAACAATAGTGATGTTGTTAATTTTACTCCTTCATTTTTTGTTGGTTCAGTCTTAGGTGTTTCAACTGGTATTGGGTCGGATTCAACTCTATATTTTTTAATTGTTGTTGGGTCTGATCCACTCTCAAGATATTCTTTTATTCTTTTTGCATCATCAGCGGTGATGGTTGTATATCGCTTAATTAAATCGTAGAAATCAATTTCTTCACAACCCGCGAAAAATGCATTGATGTAATTATCAGATTCTTCATCTGACATTCCTTCAAAATGTTCTCTAACTAATAAATTCAATACACTAGGGTGGTCAACAACAACTTTAAATGATATTTGACCACTTCTTGATGTGTTTTGATATGTGTAAATTGGTTCAGGTCTTCCTAAGAAACTATTTTCTTCCCATTTAGCACTATTTTGTTCTGATACTTTTAAATCATATGGTGGAAACCACATAACACGACCTCCATTTGGTCCTCTCTCACAATATGGTAAATCTAAAACTGTAAATCCTGGTAATGTTGACGATTTCCAAGCTAAATTTTCAATAGAAAACATATACTTTTTAGCATAAAATCCTTCACCACCATAAATGTCTTTATTTTTTTCACTTTTGAATATGTTTGTAGATTGGTCAAATGATTTTTTACCGTTTGACATTGGCCCTATGTTTAAATTCCAAGGTGTTGACATTACACTATCGTCATATTTTCTAATATTACCCGTTCTTTTCATTGTGTCCGAGTAATTCATATATGACCTATCTTTTGTCCAAACTCTACAGAATTCAATTCCACTTTCTTCACCTGAATTGTTTTTAATATATTTTACCGCAGAACCTCTTGACATCATAACGTCACCTTCTTTAAAGAATCGACTTGTTTGGTCAATTACATTCGCAACGTGAGACCTAGATGATGCTCCGTTTGATGGTAATGTATCTAATATTTCTTGAGTATAACCTAAAATTGAGTCTTCTCTAAATTCATAATTTGTAGATAAAGAATCGGAATATAATGATTGTTCACTATCCCATTCTTTATTATGTGTACCTATTTTGTTTTTAGAGTTTTTACTAATCCAAGTTAAATTACCTGTAATTCTTCCTCCTTGTGATATGTTCTTATCTCTTTGAAACAACTCAGCTTGTACTGGGTCAAACATTAAACTCAAATAGTAACTACTTCTAACTTGCCTATCGTTAAAATCACCCATAGCATATTTGACATCGTTTCCTCTATCATCACCAATATAGGCAACACCTCTTGGTGCTTCAATACCTAATAAGTTTTTAACACCTTGAGCAACCGTATCAACAAAATTGAATATTTTTGATGAGTTTTGTGATCTTGCTGTTGTAGTATAATTTGGTGCATATTTTGAATATGATAAATTATCATATAATGCATTCTTTTGACCTTCTCCCAAATATTCAATCATCAAATCCGATGGTTTTCTATCTAATTTTGGTCTTCTTTGTATACCAAATAACGAACCTAAAGCTCCCGTAACATCTTGGAATACTTTACCAAGTTCGGTTTTTGCTTGTGGTCTAATGTTAATTGGATTTCTTGGGTTACTTAAATAATCTCCAGGGATTTCAGACCAAGGGAATTCAACTCCCGCTACGGTTTGTAAAAAGTCAATTGCTTTACCTGGTAAAGTCTTAGCGACAGTAATTTTATTATTTGATTCTATTAATTGTTCTCTACCTGTAATTAAATTAATTGCAGTTGCGGTATTACCATTTAATGCGTCTAATATTCTTAATCTACCGTTTGTTGCTGCCTCTATATTTCTATTAATTCTCGAAAAAACTGGACCATTTTGGTTCAATCTCATATTCAACGCCGCAAATTTCATTAACTCAGATTCAGTATCATAATTGTCTGTCGACATAATACTAATAAAGTTATAGTTACCCGAATTGAAATATGGGTATAGTTGTAAATTTGCTCGTCTTGGTAGGGTATCTAGTGTTTCTGTAACAAAGTACTCCAACGGTTTGAATATGTTGGTATTTTGAGTCTGTAATAGGTCTGTAGGTCTATTGTAGTCAACTTCAGGTAAATCTGGGTTAGCCATTTCACTTAGAGTTTGAATAGTATACGAACTTTGAGTAAACGTTTGAGGACCATTAGGTTTATTCAACGTTTTACTTAAGATGTAATCTCTAAATCTTTTTGTAGAATCGAAATCTAAGTAACTTGGCATTATATTGCTTTTCTAATAAATAGAGGTTTATGTGAAATATTAAATCTTAAGAGATAGATAATCGTTAGGGTTCATAGGTTCTAAATTATTATTAATTGTAATTGGCTTATTTTTATCGTTTTTAGTTGCGTTATGAGCTTTAATCATTGCATTTGTTAACGATTCTTCAGTTACTGCGGTTGTTTGTGTGTTACCTTCTTTTGGTGTTTCTTTTGTTTTGTTATCAACCTTTAACGCCTCTTGAGTTTTAACCGTACCCTTACTCTCGTTTGCAATATCGGTAGCTTTGGCCTTCAATCGATTAATTTCCGCACCTAACGCTCCCCTTCCTTTTAAACCCTCACTTGTTTGTTCATTAAATTCATTAATTCCTTTATCCGCCTTTTTTAAGTATGGTCTTACTGTTTTTGAAAATTGTGTTTTTAACATTGCGGTTATTTCTGAAATGTTCAACATCATATTTTGTGTTGCAGTAAATTGTTCTTTCGCAATTTTTTCTGGTGACATTTCTTTTAACGCCTCTTGATTTTTTTCTAAAATTGCAACTTGAGCATCCGTTAGTTGGTCTAAAGCAACGGATTGAGCTCCTCCGAATTCTTTAGATATTGATGAAACGTCAATTGTCATTGTACCATCTTTCATTCTCGCAAGGTTAGTAATAAATTCTGTTTGTTTGTCATCTAATTTTAAACCTCTACTCATTAATGCCGAAGCCGCTGATGTTCTTTCTGCGGATGCAATGGCACCTTTAGCTAGTTCATCATAACTAATACCCAATTCCTGAGCCATCGCCTTTGCTCTTCTTAAATTAACACCTGTGATTTCAAATCTACCTTGTTCACTATTATATGTTGACAAAGAACCTGCAGCACCTATTAACGCATCCTGTAATCCTTCTACATTATTTGTGGCGTCGTACATCATTTTAAGTGGATCACCAAAATCACCCATTGCTCCACCTAAAACAGCTAAATTTGCCGATAATGATATTGCACCTTCTGGGTCCATAACTTTATCCGCAATTTTAAATACTTCAGACATATTCATTCTAAACTCAGTAGCTTTTTGAACCATTCTAGTTAGACCTTGAATACCGTTTTGAAATCCATATTCATTTAATTTACCTATATTTTCGCGAAGATCTGTAACTGTTTTTTTACCGTTTAAACCTAAAGCTATAGATTTTGTACCTGCTTGATTAATTGAATCTAAAGCACTCTCAGCTCCAATTCCGACTTTTTCGAATGTGCTAAAAACTTTACTCATTTCAGATAAGTCACCAACGAATGCTCTCGATGTTGTTGCAGTATCTCTAACTGTTTTTTCATTTAATGTTGTAAACCTTCCAGTTTCTTCCATTAAACCAATCATCATACTTTTCATATCATCAAAACCATACCCCATTGCGACAACACCTGGTAAAGACGCACTAATTGTTTCTCTATAATTGTCGGCCAATTCTCCCGCAACACCTAATGCCGAGTTTAAATCACCTCTTAGACTTACTTCTTTTGAAAGCATATCAGGTATTTCCCTATTTAATTTTTCAAGGGCAGATTGACTCATTTTACCAATTCCATTAGCAAATCCTCCATCCTTACCAAAAAAACTTGATATTGTATCTTGTATCGCTCCGATACCGTCACTAAATTGTGTTAAATCAGTGGCGTCACCCATATTCATATTTTTATTAAAATCTTGAATTTGGGAATATGTTTTTAGTGTCTTACCTCCTCCGCCTCCTGAGTCGTTATTGGAATTAGAATTGGTTTTTGGTTCTGTAATTTTGTAAGCCGACCAATCATTTTCGAATGTTTTATTATCGAACTTACCTCCTTCTTTACTTAGGTCGGATAAATATTGAGTTTTGAACTTATCAAAACTAAAACCTTTACTATATTTACTGATATCTGGCATACCTATAAATAGATTAAGTTGTGGTTTCTAATTCAATTAAATAATTGATGTAGTACCTTCTTATGTAGATGGGCATAGATAGAATATCTCCATATGAGAATCCTCTTTTAACCAAAAATAAAATCTCGTCTAATTGACCTTTCTTATACTCCGTAGAAAGGGCGAAAAAACTCCACCCCAAAGCCAATTTCTACGTTGACAAGTTCTCCTGATGGGGCGGTTACTGATTTTACTAAATCTAAATTTGGTTTATTTTCTCTTACAAATTTTCTAAATTCTTGTGAATCTTTAATTGGTAATTTTTCAATGAAATTATGAATATTCATTGGGTCTCTGTTACTTGCAACAGATTTAATCATCATCTCCAATTGTTTTGTTACAATCGGGGCGGCTCCAATACCATTCCAACTCTCTTCAATTTTTTCAATTTCTTTTAATTGTTTTTTTGTTAAAAATTTGAATGTAATGTCAATTGATGATTTTGATAGATGGTATTTATATTCTCCCATTTCATCTGGAGTCAAACCAAAATCCTTAAAGGTTACCTCACTTAAATCCACAATTGCAGTGAATTCCTCATTAGTGTTGGGGTCTTTTAAATAAAATGTATAATCTGTACCGAATGCGGTATTACGTAAAAATATAAGAATTGCCTGTCTATCCTCGTCAGATAAATCATCAATTGGTAAATCTTTATCTAATATTTTTCTTTTTAATAATTCTTCAATAACTGTGTTACTTTGAATTAAATTTTGGGCAGATAAAATATTTTCATCTGAAGCGGTTAAGTATGCTACTCGAACCGATTTTTTCTTATTTGCGTAATGAATACCTCTTGATGGTAATTCAACTACGTCGTATGCGATTGTTGGGTCTATTGCGAATTGTTCCATAGTCTAAATTTACTTAATAACTATGTGAAAGTAAAGATTTAAAATAAAAAACCAACAACCCATTAGACAGATTTACTAATTCGGTTGTTGGTTTAATAATATTATGTAGAAAATGGTATTAGTATACTTGAATACATCTATCCATTCTCAATGTACATTGGATAGTTGCAATCGCATCGTTGTTGTAATCCAAATCACCAAAGTTTAAGTCGGTGATGAATGTACCTTGAAGAATCCATTTTTCAACCACAACTCCCGTTGGGTCTAACATTTCCAATTCAATGTCTTTTTTATATCCAGCAGCATATCCCATTCTACCTGTTACTGATTCTGCGTGTAAACGGAACCATTCCATTAAAGCTTGTGATGCTGAAGGACCAATTGGGTCTTTAAATGTAACTTGAAGAGCTTCCCAAGTAAATCTACCTGCAACGTAAGTTGAAGTGTTTAAGAAAGGAATCTCAACCGAGTTAATTTTAGCACTAGGTCTTTTAGCTGAAGTAACATACCATTCGTTGATACCCAATGATGAAGGGAATCTAACAATGAATCGGTTAACTCTTTTCGGTTCGTAAGGAACCGGCATTTTCATTAGTAAATCTGCCATTTTGTATTTGTTAAGTTTTTAGTTTATCTTTCCTATAAATATAAGCCAAATGGAAAATAATCTTTTTTTGATTTATTATTGTCTTGGGCTTGATTATGTCAATTATTTTTCGTAGTTTTTTACTAGACTAGTTTAAAAAGTTCTAGAATAAATTACTTAATTAATAAAATAATTAAAATATTATTAATAAATACTAGAATATCTAGTTCTAGAATACTAGTATAAGTAAAAAAATATAATTGTTATAAAAAATGGTTCCTTGTGGAACATACATCTTTTTATAAGAAAAGGGGTCCCGTAAATGGAACCCCTTTCTGTTTTATATCTCCTTTTAGATTAGATATTCTCAAATGAAGCCCCTGTTGGGGTAATTATGAATTCTAAATCAATAAATTCAAGAGAACGAGTAGGTTTAACGTAAATCTTACCTCTCAATGTGTTAGCATCGATATCCTCTGGGTCATTTGAAACCGTTACACGGAATTCATATAAACCTCTTTCCTTTTTAATTGACTCAAGAATTGGGTTAACCAATCTTAAGAATTCGTTTCTAACTTGTTCATCGTTTTGCTCGAACAATAATCTAACCGCTACGGCAGATATTAATTTTCTTGCTCTTAATAGTAATCTTCTTACGTTGATTCTATCTAAAGCTGACTCTCTAACTTGAAGGGTTTTATTACCCCAAATTATAGTACCAGTATCAGAGAATGTTGCAATTGGGTTAATTCTGTTAGCATAAAGGTCATCTCTCTCATCTAAAGTTAATTTCTTAGATGCTTTGATTGCATTTACCAAACCTCTTGAATAACCAGCGACTGCGAACCAAGGGTAAGACACATTATCAGTTAAAGCAATGTTCTTAACAACCTCACCTGTTGGTGGAATGTATAATTGAGTTGCATTATCTGTATCTCTTACTTGAATCCAAGGCCAATATGTTGCTGAGTAGTTTGTATCTAAAGAAACGGTATCAAGGTCACCAATAACACCTTCAGTTGTTGGGTTATTAGGAGAACCAATAATATACAAGGAATCCGCTCTTTCATTTTCAACCATATCAATTGCTTGAGTGGTTAAAGAACTATGATCGTAGAAGTTAATACCTGGAGTTGCAAATACGTTAATATCAACAGCTTCAGGGTTTGAGAAGGTATTAATACCATCTAAGTATGCGTAATAATCAGAGTTTCCAACTGTATTACTGAATACACCACTATTAGTTGTGTGACCACTTACATACGTATTTTTACCAAAAATGTATGCATCTCCGTTAGTTCTAACATCTCTATAGATATCCCAACCATCTCTACCTCCGTACACTGCGAATGTGAATTTACGGTATCCAATGTTTTCCAATAATCCTTTATCCGCACCTTCTAAATCATATGGGGTACATTTAAATGATGTTCCAGTTACTGCAGATGCATTTGATGATAAGTGGAATCCAAATGATTCTCCACTCGCATCAGCACCCTTAAATTTAAATAAATCTTTGTCAAAACCAACTTGAGAAGAAAGACCTAAAGATACTTTTCTTACTTTATCTCCGTTAGACAATACTGGTGTACCATCTGATTCGTAATAAATTACGTCTCCAGCTGCAAAATAATTAGTTTTATAAATTGTACTTCCTAAAGTTGATCCTGAGAACGCGTTGTCGGTTAAGAAACCTTTGAAACCAGCAGGGAAAGCGTCCGTTGGGTGATTTGCGTCCATAACTAACATAATGTATTTTGAACGTAATTCAAATTCACCATCAGAGGTACCTACTTTTCTAGCAACGTAACCTGGTAAATCTGGATTCATTGAACATCTTGTGAATTTTTCAATTACTACCATATTATCATCGGTGTCGTTAAAATCTCTAACGATTAAATCAAACTCACCAGAATCAACATTAATGTTTTGAATCATTATTTTAACTTGGAAGTTAGCAGCTTCACCGTCAGAAATTGTCTGAACTTGGAATAAATCGGTAACCTTACCACCACGAACTTCAGATACAACCATTGGAGAAATTGTAGTATCCCATTGGTGTAAGAAATTAGTTCCGTCAAGATTATAAGCTATTGTTGAACTAATACCTCTTACTAATCCTTTCTCGTAAGCGTGTTTTAATAATTTTGGATATACTTCGTGAACATAAACCGCGTAATCGTCAGTTGACTTAT